GACTCTCGCTATATCCCTGCGAGTCTCAGACGTGCCCGGTGGGTTGTGAATATGCCGTCAGCACCATAGGTGTTCTTGAAGTTATCTCTCGGCTCATAGAGCCTTGGCATTATCATTTGCCGCTCCCTATGGATTTTTCGTCCCAGAGTGTTTCATCTTACTTGCCAACGACTGCTTTTTTCATTAACTTTGCAATCACCTATCCACGCATCGTTGTCGTGCCGGATTGCCGTGATGCTGCGGTTAAAGGCCCGCTACGGCTTTTGATGTTGTACCGACAGTTTGCTTGAAACACTCAAAGCTGGTGTCGGGCAATAAGGGAATACAAAAATTCCCCGCAATCTCTTGTGGTGCCAGATCGCGGGGAATTTGCAATATATTGAATGAGCCTTACGGACTCAACGTATATTCCGTATGTCCGCATTGTTGAAGCACCAATTCAACATTGCGATGCAAAGGTAATGCTAATTATTGGATGCTCCAAATATTTTTGACATAAAATGATTTCAACCTCTAATATTTAACATTCATTCACATTTATAAAAGTTGCTTTTATAAGGTTCGTGTGCGCGTTAGAGGTTATTATGCTATACAGCGAAATGAAATTTATTTATCAGCATATCAGTAAATTAATCCTATTTCAGTATTCAGGTCTAAAAATTTTTTCAAAAATATTTTGCCATCTCAAAATGTTTTCCTAATTTTGCCATCGAAAATGATTAAAGCAGCGCAAAACCAAATAACATGACCCGTATGATGACATGATTCGTGGAAAAGGAAAATTGAGGAAGGTAGCAGGTCACACCGTTATCGACGAGTTTAAGCAAGTGTGTGAGAAGCTCCCCGACAACGACAACTACCTTTTCGTGATATGTGACGATACGCGAAATAGGAATTTACCTTATATTTCCTATCTATTCTCGGTAGTGTTGAAATTCCTTTCGGACTCTTTACCCGACCATCCCAGCACTACAGCACTCTACAAATATTTTGAGGATATGTTTGCTCCGATACATACCGTCAAAATAAAAGGTCAGCGGTTTAGTTACTGCGAATTAAAATCGGAGAAAGCAAGTGATGTCAACGATGTAATAGAGAAAATCGTTGAATATGCCCTAAAGGAATGGGGCATTGAGGTTCCACGCAACGAGGATCTTCGAGATCCGGCAATGCGAGAACTGCATAGCCAGGCCTACTTGAATCAAGAGGTTGATTGGAGCAATTTTATCTCTTCGCGCAAATTATCTAAAGATGAGCGAAGAAAAAAGAAAACTGAGCGCATTTGAAGCGTTCAAGCAAACCCAGCTGACTTTTGCAGAAGCAGAAGAGAAAGCTAAACAAGAAGCCGGTGCCCCCAAAGTCGAGCGTTTCCGTATTGGTGAGGACGGCGAGTATTCAATCCGTGTATTGCCTTTGGCTCCCAGCTTTGACAATGAAGGCAATATCATTCCGATGGACCGAAAAGGCTACGAATATGCCGTCCATCAGTTCTTCTTGACGATTGAAGTTCCCGGCAAGAAAGGCAAGAAGCCTAAAAAAATCAGTATTCCAGTTATTCGCACCACCGACAAGGAAGTCGGCAAGTCCGTTGACCTTCTTGATACTTATGTCAAGATTGGCAAGGAAATGTATGGTGATGATGAGGATCTGATGAAACTCTTTTCCGCATCGTCCTATGAGGGCGGTATTCGTTGGAATTACCAGCACGCAATTATGGTGCTTGACGTTTCCAGCGATAAAGAACGTGCAAAAGGTCCTCAGCTATGGCAATGTTCTCACAGCCAGTATAAGGATCTTGATGCTGCCAAGATGCGTCTGTGGGCAGAGCTTAAAGCCGATGATGGCCAAGACACCTGTCCTATCAGTGGATTTACTAACGCATATCCCGTTAAGGTAATCCGTACAACTGAAAACAACAAAACCGGTTACAAAATTGAAATCGGTCGCAAAACCCTCGACATTACGGAAGCCGAAGCTGAAAAGCTGTTGGAACTTCCGCGTCTCCCCGAACAACTTTATCGCTACACTCGCTATCAGCTTGAAGCCACCCTTGTGTTCCTCCAGCAGTATGATGAGAAGCACGATATGGAAGTCTGCAAAGAGCCTGACTTCATTGAGGCTGTTGAAAAGCTGAAGGGCGAACTTTCACCGGAAGATACCTCTCACTTCGATATTGCCACCGCTACCAATAAAGAGGATGGTAAGGATGAGGTTACTATCGACTCCCTCTATGCAGAGTACGATAACATCACTGACCAGGGCTTGAATGACAAGTCTGAGGAATACAAGGATCTGCGTGAAAAAATCCGTCAATTCATTGAGGATAAGAACCTCGATGTTCGTATTTCTCGCACAAAGAACAACCTTCAGCTTCTTGAAGAGGTTGAAGAGGCTCTGGATAATCAGGACAAACAGCCTAAAGAAGCACCAGCAGAAGAACCAGCCCCGGCTCCCGCTCAATCACGTCGCCGTGCCCCTCAGCCTAAAGTTGAAGAACCGGAAGAAGATGAGGACGAGGAGCCCGAAGATAGCGACTCCGACTCTAAGGAAGAAGAGGAAGCTCCGGCTGCTCCGGCTCCTGAATCTGGTCGTCGTTCTCGCCGTGCCCGTCCGGGAAGCGAAGAAGCTGCTGCTCCAGCCCCTGTTCCTGAACCTGAAGCCGATGAGGAACCTGAAGATGCCCCGGCTCCCGAAAGTTCACGTCGCAGACTCCATTCCCGCCGCCTGAGATAATTCCTGTCTTTAGATAATAATTCATGTAGTTCGAGAGGGCATTGGCTCAATGCCTGTGCCCTCTCATTCTTATTTAATCTCAGACAGGAATATGGAAAAAGAGGCTATCGCTTTATTAATAAACGATTTACACGCTAACAAAGATAATATAGCTGAGTTCCTTAAAAACTGGGATGAGGCATTATCAATCTGTAAGCGCGAAGGTATTGAGGACATAGTTGTGGGTGGTGACGTATTCACATCCAGGGCTTCTCAAACACTGGCTACATTACTTGCCGTTAAGAGTGCATTTGTCAAGGCCACACGCCAGGGCATATATGTTACTATCGGCGAAGGTAATCACGATAAAACTGATCAAGAGGCAATCGAGGGATATAATCATCTCTGGGTTGGCTTAGATCGCATTGAAGTTGTTGACACTCATTTAGCTCTTGTATGGCAAGGGGTTGAGGTCTGTTTGCTTCTGATAAGTTATTTCCCTGAGAATGGTTCATTTTTGGATAAGCTCGATGAAGCTGTATCGCATACTCTTAGCAACCATCCTCAGTACACCAAAAAGGACATCATTCTCTATATTCACGAAGGGGTACACGGTGCGCTTGGTGATTTTGAGATTGATGGTGAACTTGCTCAGGCTCCGCTACTTGATTTTAAGGCTGTTTTGTGTGGCCACTATCATAACCGAGTAAAAATCAAGAATACCAATATCGAATATATCGGTTCATCACGTCAGGGTAATTTTGGCGAAGATGAAGAGAAGGGTTATACCATTCTGTATTCCGATGGCTCCTATAGTTTTGTCAAGAATGAAGTCAACACCCGATTCCAGACCGTAGAGCTGGATTTCAAGGATGTTGATAAGTTCACTCTGGATAAAGATGACCGCTACAAGTATAAGGTCAAGGTAAAGTGCAATGAAAAGCAAGCTAAACTCTTTGATAAGCAGAAGTTAATAGACTTAGGCTTTCATAAGGTTGAGGCTGTTTCAGAGAGCAATTTACCCAAAGAAACTGCTGCTTCAGACATTCAAGAAAAGTATGATAAGCAGGGCATAAAAAAAGAATATCAGAATTACTGCAATGAAAATTCGATTGACAGTAAGCTGGGTATGAAATATTTGGAGGGCTAAACTATGTGGAGATTAACAGAATTAAAAATCAGGAATATTGTCTCTTTTCATGAGGCAACCTTAAAAATCCAGCAGGGTGTAGCTACTCTAATCTTTGGCAAAAACGAGGATAATGCTTCCCAGCCTAATAATGGCTCCGGCAAATCTTCGTTGATTGAAGCCATATCTCTTGCCCTGAATGGTGAACAGCTACGCAAAGTGAAGAGCGTGGAAGAGATTATCAATGATCATGCAGATGAGGCGTATGTCTATCTCAGACTTGATAATGATTATGATGACACTGTATTTACTATTGAGCGCAATATAAGTCGTAATGCAGCTCAGGTTGTCGAGTGTCACAAATATGCTGCTACCGGTGAAGAGATTGAGACAGATAAGACTATCCAGCCTACAGTCTCTGATTACAATAAATTCATTCTCAGCGAAATCGGTCTCTCAAAGGATGATATTTATAATAATTTCATTCTTTGTGATAACAAGTATGAGAGCTTTTTCGATTGCTCTGATAAGAATAAGAAAGAGGTTATCAATCGCTTCAGTAATGGCTTCATTATTGATGAGAGTATCGCCCGTGTTCAAGCCGACATGGAGCCTATTTCTGTGCGCTTAGGTGAAGCTAATAATACTGTCATAAATATTAAAGGTTCGATCTCCGCCATAGAGAATGAGCTTGTTCAGGTTGATGAGAAGAAGGCAAATGCAAAAGAAGAGCGGGAGGCGCGCATCGCAAGATTGGACCGGCAGATTCAACAATGCCGTGAAGATATTGAGGCTGTTGAGGATAAAAAGCAAAAAGGAGAGAAAAGACTTGAACTTTTGCAAAGCCTCCAAACCAGTGTGGCCAGTCTGGAAGAATCCGACACAGCGTTGTTGGAAGCGTATAATCAGATAAAGCAAATGTGTCAGGACCATGAACTTGGCACTATCAGTGAATATGATGCTTTATCTGAAAAATATAAGCAGGAACTATCAAATCTGACTGTTTCGATTAAAGATATTAAAGCTCAGATTATTGAGGCTTCCAGACTGGTAAAGAAACGTCAGAAATCTTATGAAGAGCAAAAAACTCTTTACAATCAACACTCTAACGAACAAACAGAGCTGACAAAACAAGATCAGGCTTTGATTGAAAAAATCAATAAAGAGATTGCGAAAATTGATCAGCAGCTTGATAATATTGAGGCTCAGGTAAAAACTCACAAAAAACGTCAAGCGGAATTGGAGGCTTTGATTGCTAAAAATTCTGCGATGATGGATGGGGTTGTTATCTGCCCTAAGTGTGAGCATAAGTTTTTTGTTGGCAACGAGGTTTCTGTCGAAGAGATTAGAAAAAATCTCGTTGGTTTCCGTACTGAAATGGAAGAAAGCAAATCCAAAGTTGAAAAACTCAACGAGGAATTTGACTCGATAGATGAAAAAGCTGAAACCAAATCTGAAGAAGCTGATGAGATCAACAAGAAAATCAAAGCTCGCAATATTGAACTTAATAATGAGTATTCTGCTCTGGTAGCTTTATCAAGGGAGGTTGACCAGTCAGAAAATAACGTGTCTGTACTTCAGAAACGCCTGGTATCAACTGAGAATGATCTTGATCGACTGAATGGTAAGATTGAGGTCCTGCGTAACCGTCTTTTTGGTGAAATCAATGGTGTTCTGGAAGGCCGTGTAATGAATGGTGAAAACTTCATTAAGCAGCAGGATTCGTCTATTAAGTTTATCCAGGGTCAGATGACACAATACCAGCAATCCAAGAGAGATATACTGGAGGCCCCGGAAACAGATTTTGCAGCTTCCTTAAAGGCGTCTCTGGAGAAATATCAGGCAGATCTTGAAAAAGCAGAAGAGATTGTAGCTGATGTTCAGGCAGAATACAACCGCCTGAAAGAGCAAGAGGTGCATTTCACTATGTTCAAATCTCATATTGCCAGAAAGAAAATTGATGCACTATCTCTCATTGTCAACGACTTTCTTGAAAAGATTGGTTCAGATATTCGACTCAAACTGGAAGGATTCACTGTAACCAAGACTGGTAAGCTGAGAGATAAGATTTCAGTTCAGGTGATGCGCGACGGCATTGACTGTGGCTCCTATCATAAGTTCTCCGGCGGTGAAAAGGCTCGATTAAATCTGGCTTGCATCTTATCTCTTCATACTCTTACTAACTCAAATTGTGAGGACGGTAAAGGACTGGATTGCATCATTATAGATGAGTTGCTGGATAAGTCTGATGAAATGGGTATGGCAACATACTGTGAGGCACTAAACAAGCTCGGACAGACTGCTCTCCTGATCACTCAGGGAGGTGTCTCAGAAAGCTATCCGCATAAGCTATTAATAGTAAAAAAACAAGGAATTTCAACAATTTCAAATTAATAGTTATGCAGAAATTAACTGAAGAGTATGTTCGTCAGTTGGGACGTGGTGACGTAATGGCTTTTGATGTGGCCACTCACTGTGGTTTTTACACCTTGGGCGATTACGGCACCAAGCACTTCCCTCCGACAGAGAAGGCTCCCAAATATATGGGGCCTGACTATGCCCAGCACAAGGCTTTCAGAAACTGGCTCATTGAGATGCTTACCTCTCATGGTATTAAGGTGGTTGCCGCCGAAGATGTAGTCTTTGGGCATTTTATAGATTTCCGAAAGTTGTGTGAGTTTCGTGGGATCTTGTTTGAAGTGTGTCAGACATTGGATATTCCGATTGTCACCTTCAAGCCTACCGACATCAAAAAGCACGGTACTGGTAATGGCCGGGCGGACAAGAAAATGATGATGGAGTTTGCCGAAAAGAGATACCATATTGATGTGGAAGGTGATGACAACCTTGCAGATGCCTTGCATATCTATATGTATTTCATTCATCGCTATAAGCTCTAATTAATCTGGTAAAAATAAGCAAATTATGAATGTTTTGCCCAATAAGTTCGCCCTCCAATGTCAAATAATGCTTCAAAAGATGCGGGAAAGCCCGCCAAACCGACTGCGCTTTGTCGGCAGTTGAGTCCAAAGGAAAAGGAACGTCTTTTCAACAAATATGTAGTTCCTAATCTGGCGGACATCAAAAGTTTAACTAAACACTATACAGCTAACTATCAAGATGTCGATGACAATTACAACATTTGTTTAACTCAGCTCTATCACTATATCGGGTCATACGATCCGTCCAAAAAGTTGATGACTTGGCTCCATATTGTCGTTAAACGTGCTTGTCAAAAGCAGAATAAGGACAAATACGAAGAGTCTCAGCATTGGACTGATATTGAGATGTGCTCTATGGAGGATATTTATCAGCACGGCACCAGTATGGTCACTGAAGCTGAATTTGGGAATTTGATAGATAATATCTCAGACCAAATGCTTGCAGTGTTGATGACAATCCCTTCACAACGACTCTCTCCCTTTATGCTGCATGTTCAGGGGCATAGGATAAGAGAGATAACTGCGATAGAATGGGAGCGCGGACATCTTGAAAAACGTAGTGAAGATATAGTAAAGAGCCGAATTTATTGGGCAAAACGTGAATTGCAATATAAACTGAGACAATATGGAATTACAAGAAAGAACCGTAAAGGTGCGACAGATGATCGAGACCGTTGTGAAGAGGACGATTAATCCCAAATGGCGGTTTACACAAAGCGGAATGGCTGCGCTCTATATCCAAAATGGATTGCAGCTTTTACCGGCATTGTTCGGTGTCTCAGATATTGATGATGAGCGCATAGTTGATTATTTGGTCTATCAGATATATCGTTATCGCACATCTATTGCTAACAGTTCGTGGCAATACACTTACCTGTTCTCTCAGGCTGCTTTAGAAAAATATCGTAGTCAGTTCCTGAGTGCTGATGGTAAGGCCGGCATGAATTATTATATCAATCAATGGCTGGATGAGGCAGAATTATCAAGAGGGCAACTAACCTTGATGATAGAGAAACCGAAACCAGACCCATTGAAAAAAATGGTTTATCTTGCATCTGAAGAGCCAATCAAAAAACGGTTTTTGAATACTGATGCAGGGCTTGCCCTCTGTCAGAGATCAACTACCGGTTGGAGTCCGCTTTCAGAGGCTTGCAAACAATGTGATAACTGGGTGGAGTGTGGCAAAATGACCGCTAAGAAGTACCCAGAGCTTATGCGGTACAGAAAAGAAGTTTATCATGGCAGGAAAGAAAAATGAAAACGTGTTGACTTCTGAGTTCCTTGCGGAGCTGTATAATTGTGCCATAACCAACAATCAGATCTGTTCGGTTGTGAGCCGCTATATGGAAGATCAATTTCTTCCGGATCCGCAGTATCAGTTGTTAAATGTGACTCTGAAGAGCTATTTTAATGAGTACAAAACGGCACCTCAGTATGGCATAATCTCACAGCGTCTTTCATCTTCCAGAGCTGTTTCAGAGCTTTTGGAAGAAATTAGGGAAGTTTCCACCAGTGTCAATCCCGAAGGTATAAGAGACCAATTTGAAGAATATCTTAAACTCGTTCAATTTAAGAAAATCTTTAAGGAGGTGTCTAAGAAATATGAGGAAGGCGCCCGGCTCGACGCTATGATGTCGTTCACTCACGAAGCATTGAAGCTACAGCAATTTACTCTTAAACCTGAAGAGTTTATTGACATTGCTCAGACGTATGAAGAAAGATTGCGTGAGAATAAGATGCGTAGTGAGAACCCTTCCTCAAAGATGGTCAATAGTTTTTATATTGACGGGCTTGATGAGATGAATAAAGGACGTAATCTTCGCACTCAGCTTTCTCTGTTCCTTGCTATGTCTGGTGTCGGTAAAAGCCATATCGCTCGATGGATTGGTTACAATGCAGCTTATATCAGCGGACTTGATGTGCTGCATATCCAGTTGGAAGGTGCTGCTTCTGAGACCACCGATGCTTATTCCGCAATGCTCAGTGGCACTACCACTTATGAGTATGAGACTGGCAAGGTCAATAATCATACTCTGGAGCATTTGAAGGACTTGCTCGATACTTATAAGGGTACTTTGAGGGTCAAGGCTTATCCAAAATTCGGCAAGGAGGTTTCAACCACAGACATCAGAAACGACTTGGAGAAGTATCATGAGAAATACGGTAAGTATCCTGATGTTGTCGTGGTTGATTCACTCGACCTTCTGACCGATTCTTCAGGTAAAAATTGGGATTCCAAAGCATTACGGCATAAACGCATTGCTACGGCACAAGATCTCAAAGACTTGGCCGGTGAAACAGATGCTTGGTTCGTTGTCACTTATCAGGCTACTATTGAGAATCCTGAATGGGTCAATGATGAAAAGAACGTCCTTACAGCCTTCAATACTTCAGAATGTAAGGGATTACAGAGACCTTGTACCCATCTTATTTCACTTAATCAGAGTAAGCGTGAATATCGTGAACAGACGATGCGCTTATATGCGGATAAGTTCAGGTTCTGCAAGAAAGGTGAGCCATTCCGGATTGCATTGGATTACGAGCATGAAGTATTCTATGACCGGGTAAGGACCTTAAATCTTCCACGCGAGGCTTCCTAAGCCTTTTATGAATTTGATGAAAGCAGTGATATGACAGGAATACATAAATGATTTTATCACCAGAAATTCAGCGATCCATTGCCGATGAGTTACTATACGACTTGGGCGGTAAGATGGATGGATCCAGAAGAAATATATTGGTTCCCAACTGTCCTTTTTGTGGGCATGATGGCTTCAAATATGGTATCTATGTCGGCAATAATGTCGGTAAGAAGCGTTTTGGAATGTCAAATTGCTACCATTGTAATCGTCGTTTTGGTTCTCTGAAAGATACCCTCAAAGCTCTTGACCGAGAAGATCTCCTTCCAGCAGAGACCGTAGAACTTGACGATGAAGAGACCGACATCTCAGCATTGTTGGATGACGAGCTTGATGACGAGCTTGTGAAAATCTCTATGCCTAATGGATATAAGCGCTGTTACAAAAACGCTTATTTGAAGTCGCGTGGATGGGTGGTAGATGATTATGAGTATTTCCCAGTTGGCACTAATCGCTGTATTGAGCGAGAATATGAAGATTACATCATTCTTGAAATTCGAGATGAGGGCCGTATCGTTGGTTTTGTAGCGCGCAGCATACTCAGCAAAGAAGAAATTGATAGCTATAATGCCCGGCACCATTACAAAATCCGTCGGTATAAGAACTCCGATGAGCGTGAAGGTAACGGCTTCTCAAAAATGCTTTATAACTATGATGCGATTGAGTCTGGCACCACTCATTCGGTAATACTCTGCGAGGGGCCGTTTGATGTGGTTGGACTCAATCGTAAGCTGGAGTTGTATGATAATAAGCACATTGTGCCGGTAGCAACTTTTGGAAAAAAGATTAGCCAAGAGCAGATGTATAAACTCCAGAAAAAAGGGGTGGAGCAGATTGTTATCGGGTATGATAATGACGCTAAAGAGACAACTGCCCGGATAGCTATGGAGCTGGATAAATACTTCGATGTGTTGATTGCAGACATCCCAGATGGAGTTGGCAAAGACTGGGATGAAATGGATGTCGAGGACATCTATGAAGTATTTGCCTATAATCTAAAAACAGTCAGAGAATTTAATCTTGGATGAGATGAAAGAGGTGGTATCATTAAAAGAATGGCTGGATAACCATAATCTCATATATTCTTTGAGGAAGGATGTTCTTGTTATCCCTGGATTTGGCCGTTGTCTCATTCAGGATAACTATGATCATATCTTCAGGCAGACTAAGGATGGGGATGTGGTTTTCAACAGTATCGAGAATTATTCTTATCTGATAGCAGATGAGATTTATTATATTGTATTTCCTTTTGGGTGTCGGTGGTACTATATCGACATTCGTAAGGATCCTTCTGACCTCCAGTTCAAAATACTTCGGTATGTAGGTGAATCTCCGAAGTTTGAACATGAGTGTGAGTTTTACCCATTAGGCTTACATTCAGGTTTTGAGTTACTGAATGGTAGTGGCTTATTAAAAGACTGGTGTGCCAAGGCAAAATTCCTTGGATATAAGGGCATTGCAGTTGCTGATAGGAATACTATGGCTGCTTCCTTGGATTTGCAACAGTCAGCTACTGATGCTGGACTGAAATATTGTTTTGGATATTCCCTGACAGTACGAATTGGTCTGGATAAAGTCGGCGTTAAGATATACGCCGCTACTCAGCAAGGATTTAGGAATATGTTGCGTATTCAAAAAGCAGTTGCGGTAGATAGCTTTGAAACCAAGGAAATTGACCTGATCACATTACTAAATCTTGCTGAAGGCAATACTTTAGTTTTTGATAAATGGAGTGGTCATTGGCTTACCGAAAACAAGAACGCCTTGCAGGATTTTGTGGACGCTTTTGATGGGTGGGTATATTTTCAGGTAGATACGACCGAGTATCGTGCTGACAGAATAGACTCAACATTGTTGCAGAGCCAGAAAGCGTATTTTGACAACTTCTATCTGGGCAATCTGGAATATTCGATGAATATACGTCCAGTTTTGATTCAGGATGTGTATTATCTTGACAAAGAGGACTGGCGTACCAAAATCATTTTGAATAAAGTCGATACCGGCGCCGCGCACGAGCAATCATATAAACAGTATCTGAAAACTATTGATGAGATTTATGCTGAATTTCGTGCCCTGTTCTCAGATAGATATGATGATGAGGTTTTTTATGATATGTGCGCTGCTACTGCTGACATCATAGAAAATGCAACTGCCGCCTATGACCTGAGTGACAATTATGCCCCTAAGTATGATATGACACCCCAGGAGCAGGCAAAATATGGTGATACTCTCACTATGTTTCGAGAGCTGATTGAAGATGGCTTCCGAAAGCTGGTGCCGGAAGGAGAAGAAGAAGTTTATCGTAGGCGTGTAGAATATGAAAAATATGTAATCGAAAGTACCGACAATGTAGATTACTTTCTCATTCAAAGAGATGAGCTAAACTGGGCACAAGAAAACGGAATCTTGACTGGAATTGGTCGAGGCTCTGCCGGTGGCTGTTTACTTCTTTATCTGATGGGTATCACATTTATTGATCCTCTGAAGTACGATTTGATTTTCGAGCGCTTCTTGTTGCCGGAGCGTGCTGGCTTGGAGCCGGATAAGGTAACGATTATGGCTGATGATATTGAATCCTCAGATTATTTTGAGGTGGCCTTTGATAATGATACAATACTCTTGCTTGACAAGGATGCGGAGTTAGTTGTAATCAGAGATGGTGAACAACTGACCGTTTATGCAGATGAGTTGCAAGAAGGTGATGACATTCAGTTTGATAACTGTGATTTACTTCACACCTTACCCCACAAACTTCTGCATGAAAATCCAACGCATAACTCATAAGACTGACACTCAACTTGTATCTGACTGCTATGCCGGTGACGGATATGTAAAACGAAATCACGGTTCTCTTCCAGATATTGACTCCGACTTTAGCGCAGTACGTCGTGATGAAGTTAAGGCGTATCTGGAGAGACGTTACAATAAAGACGGCCTCCAGCGTGTCTTTTCTGCTGGTACATTCACCACTGAGAAGATTAAGTCTGTAATCAAGGATGTGGCTCGTACCCATAAAATATCTCAGGCCACCACCAATTATTTGACAGCCATATTGGATGATAATATGACGTGGACTGACCTGATGAAGATGGCTTCGACCGATAAGCGCATGAGGGATTTCATTCAGAAATATCCTGATGTCTTTGAAGAGATATTGCCGATTATGGGTCAAGCACGTTCTGCTGGTATTCACGCCTCTGCACTCATTATCACTCCTGAATATGTCAAGGGAGAGCGTGTCGAGTGCTTTGACCTGCTTCCTATCAGAAAGATGGGAGATTTGCTTGTGTCCGAAATATCAGGTAATGATATTGACGCTATTGGTATCTTGAAAAACGACGTGCTGGGTATTAAGGAGCTTACCAGGCTTTCTGATACACTTAATCTTGTGGAAAGTGAGTACGGTGTCAAGTATAATATTCTTGAAATAGCCTCAAAATACCTGAATGACGAGAAGGTTTTTAAGATCATCCGTGACGGAAACACTCAGGGCGTATTCCAGATGGGTGGCGAGGGCATTACAAAATTTATCAAACGTCTTGCGCCGGACAATATCAATGATCTGATTGCTTCGGTTGCTTTGTTCCGTCCGGGACCTTTGGATTCTGGTGCTGCTGACAATTATGTCCGGGCAAAGCGAGGTGAGTATGAGCCTACTTATCTTTGGGGTACTTACGAAATTTTGAAAGACACCTTTGCTCAGATGGTATATCAGGAGCAGATTTCGCGTGTGGCTCAGAAAGTCGGTGGACTTAGCCTTGGTGACGGTGTGAATCTTGTAAAGGCTTTGAGTAAAAAGAAGCTGGAGAAGGTGCGTAAGTTTCAGGACAAATTTTTTGCCGGAGCAAAACAAAACGGTTGTCCTAAAGAGGCGGCCGACCAAATCTGGAGCAATGTTGAAGATGCGGCTAAGTATTCATTCAATGCTTGTATTGCCGGCCATGAATATCTTTGGGGCAGACATAAGGAGAAAGGTTCTGGCACCCGGATTAACATCGGAGATATGTGGCGTACAAGGAATGATTACCAGTGGGCCAAGGAAAACGGTCGGCTTGCTCTTAGAAACAAGTATCGTAAGTATGGCTATGGAACTTGCTGGTCTCTAAATGAAGATGATAAGTTGGTCATCAATCGAATTGTGGATATCCGCTACCAGGGTGTCCGGCCAGTCTATCGTATCACTTTGGCTAATGGCAGTACCATAGATGTAACAGACAATCATAAGCACCCAACATTAAATGGTCAGAAGCGTACTGATGAATTAATCCCAGGAGAGGATTTTATGTATATCCGTGTAGGTTGGATCAAGGAAGATACTTCTTATCGGTTTACAGATAAGGGTGGATTGAATAATACTCGTTATCATTCAAACGACCATGTAGAAAGTCATACTTTGAATGTTCAAAAGGGGCATAAGGGTTTTCTGACTCGTGATTCCAACTATACTAAACTTGAATATTACAAGAATCACCTCAAAAAAGATTATTGTGAAGAATGTGGCCGGCGCCTAAAGCGTCTGGAGATCCATCATGTCAATGGTGATCATTCTGATGTCGGAGAAAATTATTCCAACATCAGAACACTCTGCCCCAGTTGTCATAAGAAGGCTCACTATGAAATGGGGCGAGTAAAAATGGGGCGTAAAGGCTTAGGTACAGCTGTCGTTCAAGTTGTTTCAGTGGAGTTCTTATGCAACACTGCCGTATATGATGTGGAAATGGAGCATCCATATCACACATTTCTTACCGGTAAAGGCGTGGTGACGTGTAATTCCCACGCTACTGCCTATGGACTGACCGCTTATGTCGGAGCGTGGTTAAAGACATATTATCCGACTGCCTTTTACACTGTAGTGTTGCGAGATCAGGATGAAGATAAAATGGCGGTCTTGATGAATGAAATTAAGACTGTGGGAGGTACCGAATTGGAGAAGCCCAACATCAATATCTCAGGTGAGAATTTCACAGCCGATTTTAAGAACAATAAGATATACTGGTCTTTATCTCGTATCAAACAGTTGGGACCGAAGGCTGTGAAGTATATCGTTCAAGAACGCAATTTATATGGCGAATTTTATAATCTGGAGGATTTCATCAAGCGTATTTTCAAGAGCAAGTTCAAAAGTTTTGAAGATGAGGGCACAGCAGAAGTTCGTGAGCGTTGCCCGGTAACAGCGAGAAGCGTCAGGAACCTCATCTTTGCTGGCGCGTTTGACCAGATTGAAAACGTCGGTTCAGTATTGGAGCGATATGGTCTCTTAGAGAGTGCAGCCAGTCTCTTAGGATTTAAGCTGACAGAAAAAGATATTCCGGAAGATATGCGTGATAAGCATTATTGGTGGAGCCGTCAGCAAATAGCCGTCTCAGGTCACGGAACTATTGACTATAAGAGAATATATGACAATCTGGAGAAGCCTAAAAGTGTTTCGGCCTATAAGTACATTGAGTTCTCAGAACTGAATAATATATTCTATGAGGTTCGGAAGGGCGTGATATGCGCTGCCATTTGCTCTGTAACTGATAGGTCTTATAAGGATAGGCGAACTGGTGAGACCAAGCACTTTGGCAAGATTGAACTTCAGCAGAATACCGAAACCAATATTCTAACAATTTGGGATGATTGGGATATTTGGAAGAAGGAACTGAGGAAGGCAGAGGGTCGTATGATTGTCGCTGTGGTCAACATAAAATGGAGTGATTATGATGAGAAGAATACTCTTCAAATCGGTAAAAGCTCATTCTTAAAATTGATTTGATATGTCTTTTTTAATTGACATACGCGAAGAGTTGGACGGTCAGGTTCAAGAGCAGCTTCGCAAATTCAGGCTTGAATGTGCCGGTACCAGTTATAGAGGCTGGTACCGTATTCAGGCTGCCATTGCCAAGGCTCGTGACCTCACCATATACCATGATAAGATTGAGAATTTTATCATGCCCAATCTCTTTGATGAAAATGGCGATGCGATTGCGTGGTATCATTGGCGAGATCCCCAGCAAGTACAAGTCAATATGATAAAACGTAATTTGCAGATCTCATCTAAAGGCAGTAGAAAGCGTGGCCGGGTCACACCTACCAGACTCAAAATGCTGATGAAGGAGATTCTTAACTATCGAATAGAACAATACTTAAATCCACAAACAGATATGGAAAAATTAAAAATCATGTGTATTGTAGGTGGCTCTGGCTGTGGTAAGACCTTGGCCTCGTTACACCTGAAGTACCATAAAGAGGCAAATGTGATTTGCTCCTTTACAACCAGACCTCCCAGACCTACGGAAGTGGAGGGGCGTGATCATCATTTCATTGACATCGTTCCAGACAAAACGGAGTTGATTGCTTATGCTCATTTTGGTGGATATTATTATTATGCTACCAAATGGCAAGTCTTTGGCCCATGCACTGTTTATGTGATTGATGAAAAGGGGCTGGAAAATCTGCGAAATGACTTCGGAGAAGTTTACGATATCCATACTGTGCTGATTAAGCGAGATAAGGCTCTGCGCCGTAAATCTGGGATTGATGAGACCCGGCTCCGTCGAGATGAGCGCCGTAACCTCAATGATGAGGATTATGATTATGTGATTGTCAACAATGGCAAAAAGGCAGAGCTATTTAAGGAAATAGAACGTATTTACGAAGAAATTAAAAACAAATAAGATGGCAGCACCAGTTGAAAAAGGCAATATCATTGTTGGAATATTCTATGACTTTGAAACCGGCGGTCTTGACTGTACCAGAAGTGCCGCGACTCAAATATCACTTCATGCAGTTCGTCTCGATACCTTTGAAGTGATAGATAGGTATAATTCTTATATCTATCCTTACAGTAAGAAAGCAGACATCGGCAAGCCCAAAAGAAAAGTGCTTAAAAATAAGTACGATGCAGAAGAAGAGGAAGAGCTGATGGAGTATGGTTCCACAGCTTTGGATATAAGTGGAATCACTATGGATTTGCTTTATAAGCAAGGCAAACCTTTGGAAGATGTATGTAATGAGATCTGCGACTTCATTGAAAGAAATACCTTCCCAGTGGTGGCTTCAAACAAGCCCTTTATGATCGGTCAGAATCCGTTATTTGATAATGGATTTATGCAGCAGATTATGCTCTATACTGGAGTCTGGGCAAGATTTATCAAACTTGTCCGGGGAGCCAAGGATTTCTGGGGTAACTTCCAGCCCACTCAACTTGACACAATCCTCCTTTCTCAGCTCACTTTTGATAATGACAAGAGTATCACTACTTGGAAACTGGAGGCTATGGCAGAGCGTCTGGGCATTGATCTGGATGACGCTCACGATGCAGACGCTGATGTGACTGCTACCAGAGAAATCGTAAGAGTGCTCACTGCAAGGATGCGCTCACAGTCTGCTGGTGGTGGTACTGAAGTCGGAGGTCTAACTGCTGAAAAACGAGAGAAACTTAGGGATCATTTCAAGATATAATTATGAAAACAGAGTTCAAATTTGATAAAGCCACTGGAACGATGAAACCGGCCAGTGATGCAGTTGCACAAGCTGTAAATGCCAATGTGCATAAAGATGTTGTGCAGTCAAAGTCTGACAAGACTACTTTCCAGCCCAAGTTTGAGAGCGAAAAAAAGATAGATGTAAAGTCCGATACCGTCAATGTCAATCATAATCAGGTCGTTCAGATGAAGCGTGTAAATCATCCAACACCCATTCAGCTGATTGATGAAAATGGTATGCCTGAAGCCTATCTTGATTCAATTACAACTGGAGTGATGATGTTCCGGGAAAGAGAGGATTTAGACATCTGTCAGATAAGTGATGAGAAAACCGGGAAAGTGCTTGCATATATCGGTGGATATGCACTTCAGTTCAATTTTAATATGACTGAATTGAATACGATGGAGCGAATTGAGCAATGTCTGCAAGGGATTGTAAAGTTGTTCCGACACCAAATTATGAACCAAAATCTGCGTAGTAATTCATCAGAGAAATGAGATATTGAGTTTAGATGAGCAAGTTTTCTATTATCTATAAAAGAACAATAATTTTTATAGACAATAGAAAATGAAGCTCACAGACCAAGAAGAGAAGTTCTGCCTGGTATATGCCTGCGGGCCTTCACCATATAACGGCAATGCGCGCAAAACCTTTGACCTTGTATTCAACGGGAATACAGGGGCGCTGTTTGATCCCTCTAAAGATGGGGTTGAAGAGCATACAAAAAATGAGGTTGAAGTCGCCATTGCCGTTCGGCAGCTTATAACACGCGATGATATTCGGGATCGCATAGACCAGTTAAGAAGCGAAACATTAGTTGACGCAACAACACTACGCCCCAGATTGACTGAAACCCTATTGAAAATTGCTGATGAGTGTTCTACTCTGATGGTGGTTGATCGCTGGGGCAACACTCAATCTCCGGCTGCTCTACGCTCTGTCGCTGTTAACGCTATCAGCAAATTGACCGATATGTATGGTATCAAGGAAGATATTGCACATAAGGTTATGCTGGAAGGTGCAGACGGCGATGGTATTACATTCAACTTGATTGTGCCGGAAGTCAATAAGGACAATGGAATTGATAAAGTGATTGAATAATTTTTAATCTAATTTCATTGTATATGAATGAGTTAAAAGTCGGGGATCAGATTACAATTCGTTATTCCAAAAAGTTGGAGCAGAATGGAAATAGCCTTTTAACAAATAGGACTGGCGTAGTCACACGGATTTTATTTACTGGGGGCAACTTAACCGGAGCTTATGTTGATGTTAAGGTGATGAGACGAATTAGAAATTATTATATCCCTATTAGCTCGATTGAAGGACCTGACACCATCAACAAAATGAGAACTCTAAGTATATTAAAATCAACAATATTATAGGATGAAAACTATAAAAAAAGGAAGCAGAGGCCAAGAAGTTAAGCACTTGCAGACTTATCTTCATTTGATGGCCGATGGTATTTTTGGACCTTTGACTGAAGAGGCGGTTAAAGAGTTCCAGAAAAATCATGGATTGACCGCTGACGGCATTGTTGGTACTAAGACATGGGCTGTCATCGAAGCAGACGAGGCCAAAGGAGTCTCTTCAATCGCTAAGAGCAAGCGCAATATTAAAGAGATCATTATCCATTGCTCTGACACCCCAGAGGGGAAAGACTTTACTGTAGCAGACATTCGGGCATGGCATAAGGCTCGTAACTTCTCAGATGTAGGCTATCACTATGTGATTTATCGTGACGGTTCTATTCATCTGGGGCGTGACATCGACATTGCCGGCGCCCACTGCACTAACCACAATACCATCAGTATCGGCATTTGCTATATAGGTGGTCGAGAGGTAGGTAGTACAAAACCTAAAGATACTCGCACTGCCGAGCAGAAAAAGGCACTTCTCAAACTCCTGAAGGATTTGAAGAAGCTATATCCTAATGCCACCATTCACGGACATAAGGAGTTTGCAAATAAGGCTTGTCCTTGTTTTGAGGTCAAGAAAGAGTATTCAAACCTCTAATCTATAAACTTATGTGGAAAATAATCTTAAATAAATATAACCCATATCTGGTTATTGGGATTCTTTGCTTTTTTCTTTGGCAAACATATAGTCAGGTTGCAAAATATCAGCACAAGGCCAATACATTGGAGGCAACTATCAGTGACTTGAATCAGGAAATCAAATATACCAAGATTCAACTGAATGATTCTATTGCCTTATATCAGGCAGAAGTCAAGAGCCTGAATATGACTCAGAATAATCTTAAGGCTAAGTATAACAATTTATTGGCAGCTTCTAAGGTAAAGCCGAAGGACATTAGCAATGTAACGGAAGTTTCAAGCACAATTCATAGTATTGATACCGTGATTGCAGTAATTGATTCTTTCGGTGGAATCAAAGCGAAGTTAGAAGATGATTTTGTGGATATAGATGTTGAGGTATTGCCGGATAAAAAGACCATTATTGATTATGAAGTTCGGGACAGTTTAACCATACTCAGTGTTCAGAAAAAACATTCTTGGCTATTCGGATTAATCAAATGGAAAGAACAAAAAGGTATTAAAGTAATCAATCACAATCCAAAAGCTGAGATTGTCAGCCTTCAAACTATAGACATCATCGAGAAATGAAAAAAAATAACAAGCCAATCACTCCTGATAACTTAAAGAAGATTGGCCAAAATGCAGTTAATAAATTGCAGAATATTAAATGTCAATCTAAAAAGAACTAAGCATCGGTTTTAATGATTATGAATATGGATATTACAGAAATCACGACTATGCTTGGTACAATGCTTGGCATTATCACCCCATTGGGCGGTGTTGGAGCATGGTTATACCGTAAACAAAATAAACGTCTTAAAGAAGCTGAAGCTGCTTTAGCAGAGGCAAACGTCAGTAAGGCAAAGGTTGAGAGCAAGGCCGATGAATGGAATATCTGGAAAGAACAGCTTGAAGCCGAGCGTGAGCATGTTAAGTTCAAGGATGAGCGCATAAACGAATTGCTCAGGATGAATGCCGACAAAGAAGATCGACATCAGCAAGATATTAAAGACTGGGAGGAACGATTTGATAAGCAAACAGATAGACTGCGAGACGTACAGCGATATTTGTTGGCAAGGACTCAGCAAGAGATTGTTTATACGAAACGAATTGCGGATTTAGAGCGAGAACGTGATTTTTTCAAAACATGGTTCTGTCGTAGGGAATTTGGCAATGAACAATGTGATCCTGAAAAATGCGGCAGACGCGAACCTAAGCAATCTGTACCTATAAAATATATCCCTTTGGAGAAAACAAAACAGATTGTTCCCAGCAGTGGTAATGATGTTTCAGCAATCGATACGAATTGTTAAGAATAAATTTATTAAGAGCTATGGAGTAGTAACTATACCGTAGCTCTTTTTAGTTATCGGACTATTATTGAGAAAAGTATCTTAATAATGGCAAGATTAGAACGACCAAGAGGTCTCAAAATAACATTCAAACCTTCCGCAAGACAATATGAGCTTTGGAACGCCCTGCAACCTAACCATTGTGATAAGTGTGGGGGTAAGCTCGCTATGCGGCCAAATGGATTTGACAGCAAAGGACATCAGGTTTATAGAGCTACATGTGTGCAATGTGGCAATACAGACATTCCTGAACAAGTCTTGGGTGGCGGTTCTGCCGGTGGTGGTAAGTCTTACATCGGCTGCTGTTGGCTTGTATGTAGTTGTATTCAATTCCCCGGTATTCGCATGGTGGTTGCTCGTAAGGTCCGTAAGACTCTTCTGGAAACCACTTGGAAAACACTGAATGATGTACTTAATTCATGGGGATTAAAGAAAGATATTCATTACCACGTCAATAACGTGACTTATGTAATTACGTTTTGGAATGGTTCTGAAATCATAGCAATGGACTTGACTCCAAGCCCTCAAGACCCTGATTTCAACTCCCTTGGTTCTTTGGAAATCACTGGAGGCTTCATAGATGAGGTTTCTGAGGTCTCTGAGAAGGCTGTGGAGGTATTGGCTTCCCGTATTCGTTATAAGATAGCAGAGACCTTTATTGTGGGTAAATTGTTTATGTCAACAAATCCTTGTTTGACATGGGTGCGCTCTACCTTTGTAATGACAGATGATGGAGATCCGGTGGAACTTCAGTCTGGTTATCGCTATATTCCATTCAGTCTTTTCGACAATCCTAATGAGCAATTCCGAGCTATCTACTACAATAAGTTGAGCAAACTTCGTAATAAAGCTGACCGAGACCGTCTGCTCTATGGTAACTGGCTATTTACCACCAGTAACAAAATGGCAGCATATTGGAATTTTGATGGCGACACGCATCTTGTGCATAATCTTAGGGAACAATCTTACAATCCGATGAAGCCTCTCATCCTCAGTTTTGACTTCAATGTCAATCCATATATGAGTTGCCTTCCTATCCAGATTGATTACGACAATAAGATTGTGTGTGTCTTTCCTGAATATGTCGGCTATCCCAAAGATAAGAGAAACAACACTCCTTCATTCACTCGCTGGATTGCCTCTCAGCTTGTAGCGGACGGTCATATTGGTGGTGTATTATTGACTGGAGACCCTGCTGGATTGTCTCGCTCTACTCAAACTGAAGAGGGAGTCAATAACTTCACAATCGCCAATAAGAATATGACAAACGCCGTACTGAAGCCAAAGATTCAGCTATTGAGCAAGCAGCCGGCAATGATTACTCGATTGGAGTTTATCAATGAACTGTTACAAAATTTCAAAGGCTGGAAGGTTTATATTGATGCACGTTGTCATAGACTGATTGAGGACTTCGTATATCAGAAAAAGAACCCGGATGGCACCAAGGAAAAGAAGAAAGTATTGAATGATAATGGTGAGCGCGTTGAACGATGGGGGCACTTCTCAGACTGTTTTGATTATGCGATGATATACTATTTGAGTCAGTATTATTCCCAATATAAAACTGCATCTACAGAGATTGTAACCACTATCGACTCAAACGACACTGTATATGGTGATTTTGACTATTAATAAATAAAACAGTACAAAATAATATGGCATATCATCGTTTTCTGACAAATAAGGATTACTGCTGCATTGCTACTGAAGAGCACATGAAGCAGCTTATCCGTGATGTTCCAGAGCGTTTTCCCCAAGCCGAGCATAGGGCGGAGATGCAGTTGCTGGAATATCTGGACCAGTATTATGAAATAGAAAAGATACTGGCTGTGGGCAAAAATATTCGGGAGTATAGTCCTTATGTGTCTTATCCGGGCCAGGCCTGGATTAAGAAAGATGAGGAAATCTTCAAGACCCTGATGCACATCAATGGTTATAAGAAACCGACAAAAATTGAATATTGGCGTCAGGTTGTTGATTTTATCGATCCTCGACTTATTGATCATGCTCACAAATATTCTCAGTTAAGGACATATCCTAAAGGAGAAATTGTTAGGTTTGGTACTGAATACTGGCAGTGCATGGTACCTCACGGCTATGAAAGTGGAGAAATCCACATGCCGGGAGTAAAAGCATGGCGTGAAGCTGAAATTACTCCTTGGGAGCCTAATATGGAGTGGGAGAAAAATCAGGTATGCTCTTTCAACGACCAATTCTATCAGTACCTTGGGAATGACGAGAGCGAAGAGCCTGAAGAGACTCCCGAACCGTTCCCTGAAGAGCCAGAGCCTACCGAACCGTCGATTGATGATGATTCAGAAATCTCTACTCAGAATGAAGAAGGAGAAGAGGAGATAGGAGAAGGCGATGAAGAGCCAGTGCCTACTCCAGATCTTCCGGCAGATGAAACAGTGCTAACTCCTGAAGAGGATGATTGTTGGGGTCTCATCGGTGATTATTCAGAAGAGCTGGAGTATGATTACTCAGAGGGTGCTTTTGATTACGTCGTGGCCGAAGGCACAGTTTTCTATCCAGTTTTCAATCCTAATCCAGACGAACTGATAGAAGGTGTTAACATCACAAGGGATGATCCGAGAAACGCCAATGTCGTAGCTCACATGAGCCGTATGGCTCTTTATCATCTTCACTCAATAATTTCTGCCACCAATATCCCGGAAACGCGACGTTGGGCTTATGAGGACTCTATTCAATGGCTTTACAATGCCTCGAAGTTCAAAATCAATCCTCAGTTACCGAGGAAGAGGGAGCGCGACTCATGCGCTCCTAAAGTGGACTGGGCATTAGAAACCTTCCAGAGAAGTTATGATCCCGAACAAAATCCTTGGCTAATTTGAACAATTTTTCTTTCTTGCCTGGCGAGGCGGTTATTCTCGTGTAAATCGAGATGACCGCCTTATTTATTAACCATATTTAACGCTTATAGGGCGTAGTGGAGGCTTAAAATTCAAATTTTAGCGAGATAATGGGTCTTAAAATTCAAATTTTATAGCTTATTTTGCAGTATAAAACGCGGAGTTGTGACACAACTTGTGCAGATTGTGTGACAAAATTTAAGCGCAATACAAGTATAAGGAACTGATTTTCAGCATAAAATACAATCAGAGTCGGTGTCCCCTGGTGGCACCACCCAAGCAAAGATTAAATCGCTAATTCTCACAGAGTTGGCGATTTTTCTTTTAGTCACTACAGGGCGTAGTCAC